CCTCAATCCTGAGGGCCCTCTGTTAACCTAATAGGTTTATCTCTATGAACGTGTTCAAAAGCCTCGACATCGTCTTCCCCTCCGGGTCCGCAAGGACTTTCGGTGAGGTTGTCGGTGTTAACATCCGTGTCTTTGTCGACAATGTGGATCTCGGAGAGATCGACATGAAGCGTAAGGCATGGTATGTCAACGCCAGTGTCAATGCATTCCATATGCATCGATCATTGGTACGGGACTTTACGGACTTAGTTCGTGGAGTTCCTATTAGGCAGAGTGAGCTTAAGCGCGCTAAGCGCTTGATCACTCTCGCTGTAGCAGATGCCTACTTGTCGAATCGTAAGACCGACTCGCAGGTATTCTGTTATTATCTCAACATCGTTCAGGCTCCCGGTTTACCGGTTGTCCGAATGACGCGAGATCCAATGCACGCCGGTTGGGTCTGGCCTGAGATTCCTGATTTCGGGGTTACCCTCGAGACCAGGATCGACTGGCTGGTTTCCAACTTTCGTGCAGTGCTAGCAGCGTAACTTCTGGGACCTCTCTCATGAGAGGGGCTCTTTCTCTGGGTTGGCTTGGTAAGCCTCCCCATCCACTATTGGAGTGAACCGTTAATGGACAACCGTGTTCGAACACGTGGGGCGGTTGCCCCCGTGATCATTACTGAATCCTCAAAGCAAACCCTCTGTACTGATCCCAATTGGACTACGTCTAATTCGGGTGTCGGTTATGAGGGCACGCTCGAGTGGATGCAGGACACGGTGGTACCTCGGTTTGCCAGAAGGCGTGCCGCTGGAGAGATTATCTTCAACGATATGTCTTTATGGAAACGTGAGTACCATTGTTTCGGGTCAGGATATGCGGTGCAGTCTACCGCGGTTTCGTGTGGATCTACTGGCTGGAAAGCTCAGTATAAGTCCGACGGGCCCTGGATTGCGAAGTGTATTCCTACCGAAAACGTACTTGGACAGAGCGGTCTGCCAGGTATGGTCTGGAACTTCACAGACAGAGATATTGATCTCTTGGCTTATGAAGTTTCAACGGACCTTATGGCTCGGCGTGGTCGCGGAGATAGCAATATCTACGAGGATCTCGCTGAGTTCGATAAGACCCTTGACATGTTCAGAAATCCGATTCTCAAGCTTAGCAAATGGATTGTATCCGTTTCCCGAGCAGCGAGAGCTGGTGGAGCTTCAAAGAAGCAGTTTGAGACTGCGACTGGGCTCTATCTTGCTTATCGATACGGCCTTAAGCCGATCATAGCAGACTTTCAGAATGTTGTCAAGGCTCTCCAAAAGACGCAATTTCGCACGCGACAGACCACTCGTTCTTCGAAGACGTTAGTCAAGGAGACGAATGATCTGAGTGTCACACGTATTGGTGTTCTTGACTCTACCGTTAATCGGTATGTCAAGGGCACTTTACGCGTTCGTGGCATGTCTTTGGACGAAATCAACAATTCCCTTGTGGATGACCTTGGTATTAGTCCGAAGATGCTCATTACGCTCCCTTGGGAGTTGATGAGCTACTCGTTTGTGTGGGATTGGTTCCTCAACGTCGGAGATTATATCAACGCGTTGACACCTGCGTTAGGATGGAATCAGCTTGGTTCATGTTTAACGGTCGAGCACGATACTATCAATGTCCATTCTATGGTCAAGACGGTATCAAACTCGTCCGCTTATCAGCTGCTGACAAGCCCATCTGGGTCTATATCAGTAACTGAGCATGCCAAGCGTCGTGGCCCGTTGTATTCGCCAAAGGTTGTACTGAAATCGGACTTTAGGTTCGATAAAGCCACCCGAGTAGCGGATGCAATAAGCCTCCTTGCTCAACGAGGTAAGAAAACCTTTGCGAGCATCGGTCGTTCTTGACCGACCTCAGCTTTGGCTGAGATTTTCTGCAACCACGTACCCGACTTATTTGTCAGGTACACACACGGAACTAATCCATGTCTTTGACCATCAATGCGAAAACCTACGTTGCTGACTCCTTCCAGAAGGATATCGTCGGCTATGTTGGGCCTGCTAACACCGTGTCTCTCAAGGACACGATGAAGCTTGCCCGCACAGCTCCGAAGCCCTCTGCGGCGTTCAGCGGCGTTGGCCGCACGCAAGCCAAACTGACGCGTACGCTGTCGTTGACCGGCGCTCTCACGAGCACCGCTGACGCCATCGTCGACCTGCAGGCGCAGGTTCCCGTTGGCGTGGCCTCTGCAGATGTCGATGCGATCTGTGCCGACCTCTCTGCCTATGTTGGCAGTGCTGCCTTCAAGTCCCTTCTGAAGCAGCAGCTCATCAGTTACTGATGTGTTGTTGCCCGGTTGGGCCGTGAAGTTCTCCCTCGGCGTTAAAGCCGTGGGAGTGGTCGTCACTCTGCGCTTATACGCTTCTCGCGTATTTCGCAGTTCACCGGAGCCTCGTTATGAGACCCAAGAGAAGATCGCTTCTCCCTCTGCAGGAGAGCCTTGCTGCGGGAGCGTTCTCGGTTTATCTGAGGATGTTGAACCGCCTGTTAGTGGAGCACCGGGAGTTTGCAGTGCTAAAGCCCCTAGCCGACGCCTTGCGTCGAAGGGACTTTAGATCTCTGTATCTCTCGGCTGATTCTTTGTCCAAACAGCAGTATTTGGACGTCACGGAACATTTCGTGGCGAATCAGTTCTCACTCTTAATCAAAAAGTACCCATGGCCCGTGAGGGTCCTGGATCTTGAGCCGACGTTGAACGCTACGAAGACTTTCTGGCGCACCGAGAGGCGCGCTAAGAGGGTCAACGGTAAGTTCTCGTTTCTCAATACTCACAGGTCGCGAGACCCGTGGGTCGAGGAGGCTCGAAAAGCACGTAGTTGGATTCGCGAAACAATCGGATCGCGGCCAAATTACAGTGCTATCTTTGACAAGTGTGAGTTTGGCTCCGGCGCCTCAGTGGGGGTGCACGGTAATGCTACCCACATACTCGCAAAGCTTTTAAGCGAGAAGTGGTCCGTGTCCCCCGGTGCCTTGCACCATGGCTTTGGCGGTCTGATGCACAACTACCACTTCATCGAGCAATTGATGGAGCGGCGGGGTGGCATCATCTGCCTTGACTACGAATACGCCTTTCAGGCGTATTTGCGTCGAATTGCCATGACAGACTACAATAAGATAAGCTTCGTACCGAAAACAGCGAAAACGCATAGGACGATCGCTGTTGAGCCGTTGCTGAATGGGTTCGTTCAGAAAGGTATCGATTTGGAGCTCCGAAAGAAGCTCCTTTCAATCGGTATCGACCTGTCGAACCAGGAAGTGAATCAAGAGCTCGCCCGTGAGGGCTCACTTGATGATTCTGAGAATGGATTTGTTACCATTGACTTGCAATCTGCTTCAGATTCAGTCTCTAAGGAACTTGTCCGATATCTCCTTCCCGACGACTGGTTCCGTCTTATGGATAGAACCAGGTCCCACCACTTTGAACTTAGCGGACAGAGTTATCTGTACGAGAAGTTCTGTAGTATGGGCAACGGCTTCTGTTTCCCGTTGGAAACTCTCTTATTCGTGTCTGCGTGCATTGCCGCGGGGTGTGGTACCCCGGGCGTGGACTTTCGGGTCTACGGGGACGATATAATCGTCCGCAAACGCTACGCCTCCAGTGTCCTGGGTTTACTCAGGCATTGGGGTTTCACGGTAAACAAGGATAAGACCTTCGTAGAAGGTCCGTTCCGAGAGTCCTGCGGTGCAGACTGGTTCGGTGGTGAGGACGTACGTCCCTACACCCTTGATCATGCTCTGGATTCACTCCAGAATACTTTCAAGTTCCTGAACCTGACGAGACGTAATCCGAGAACTGTGAAGTTCTTTGAAAGCGTACGGTCATTGGTTTTACACCCAATACCGGTCGAATACCGATTCTTCCGACCCTTACCAGGTCAAGAGGATACTGGTATTGACTCTACAGGTGACGAGCACCTGACGGCACCATCCTGTGTCTTCTCCCGAAGGACAGGCAAGTGGAGCTGGCTCGAGCTCCGAGCTGAACCGATATCAGACGTGAGTCTGATCGATAAAGCTCAGGATGAGTCCTGGCTCATTGGTGTAGCACTTCGCGGAAACCCTAGTCTACCGTATGGTAGATATGTGGGTCTTCCAGATGTCACCTTTCGGAATCTAATCCGAACGAAGGTAGTCCGTAAGGGCTACTCGTCAACCAGTAACTGGTTGCCGACACCCTAGGCCAACTTGGTCAGCCTAGGGTTCACCAAAACCGCTTTACCGTAAGGCGAGCGATAAGGTGTTGG